ATTGACTATTTAGCTTGTAAATTATTATTAGTTTAAACTTATATTTAGAGTATATTGTATTTCTTGTTTTCAATATAGTTTAGCTAATAGTAAGGTATTTCAAGATACGCAAAAAAATAATTTTTAATTTTACAAAACTAATATAGAAATACTGATGTCATGGAGGTGATATTTTATTTTATATAATATAGACAATTATACTGATATAGTGTATCATTTGAAAGGAATATCTTCAATTTATAATGATACCGGAAATGAAATAATCATATTTTGTCCTTTCTGTGACGATGCCACAAGGCGAGCAAACCCAACGCATGGACATTGTTATATTGCAAAAACATCCCCTGTTTTTATTTGTTTTAGATGTGATGTTAGTGGCAATTTACGAAAGTTATTAGAATATACTGATTTTAAAGATATTAAATTATTAAATAGCATAGCCTCATTTAAAAGCATTGGTACTCGTGTTAAAAATGTATACACAAATACATCACAAATACAATTGGATTATGTTAATACATTATGTGCTTTTAGATATTCATATCCTAAAGAGTATGATATATTTAAAAATTATATTGCAATGCGGATTGGTAATGTTAATATATTAACATTTAATATACTACCATCTTTTATTGACAATAAACTAATATGTTCCTTTTATAATTATCTAAATATGCGAATAACTACACGTTTTATTAATAATAGTAAAATAAGATATAAACATCACGGAGGTCAATATTTCTTTCAAAAACCAAAGTTCGATAATATAATTATATGTGAAGGACCATTTGATATTATAAATATGTATTTGTACGGTTCATTAAAAGGCTTTTTTATTGCAATGTGTGGTAAAAAATATGTTGAAGTTGTTCAAAATTTAATATTATGCGAATGTATGATTGGCAAACATAATATACATGTAATTTTTGATTCTGATGTGAAAAACAAGAAATTTATATTACAAAAATTAAGAAATATAGCAATAACATTAAATGATGAAATTATGATTAACGGATATGTTCCAACGTTATCAAAGGATGTAGGAGAAATTCCAATAATAGATGATATTAGATATTGATGAAAATACAACTGATATAGATATAATGTTATTATGTCTATATACTTTAAAAACTGAAAATAAATTTATTACAGATGTTATACACAACAATTCAAAAATAAGTTTACATTTTGATGAATTCTGCGTAAATCATCGAATACATATTAGAGATGATTCTAGTATATTTCTGACAGAACATAAAGTATCATGTATTATTTCAATTACTGGAAAATACATAAGTAATGAATTACCATATACTAGACATATTGATTACATTGAAAAATCAAATTATAGCACAAATACACATCTTGAAGATGAAACATTAGCAAATATTGATGGTATAATGGTTAAACTGGATAATATTCAACAAGTCATAAATAGTGACTTATTTTCAGTATTATTATCTGTTAGTAGATTTACAAGTACATTATTAGGCGGAATATTACGAGCAACTGATATAAACAAACTTAAAACATCATGTGCTATGAATGTTAATGCATTTGAAAGACCTTCAAAACAACAGTTATACTTGATAGTTGATAAATTAAAATTAATGAAACGAAATACAAATATATTTAATCAAACAGCAATTCACCCATTTAATATATATATTAGATGGAATACATCAACTTCAAATGAATATATTTTAATAGTAATGGGTGGTGTTACCATATTTTGTGAATCGCAAATTGAGAGGTTTAAATACCAATATCATCCTGGACTTAATTTCATGTGTGGATATTTAATATGTCGAAATAAATTTGATGAATTTATAGCAAAAATAGATGAACGACTTATATCGGCATTAATATGATACTATCACATAATAACATATTTGATATTAATACATTAAATGAACTTCAAAAAAATATATTAACAAAACAAATTAAAAAGAAGACTATTAAAAATAATAACACAATTGAATTAGAGTTTTCTAATGGTGTCAATGGAATGAAATCATTAGAATGTGTTATCAATAATATGAATATAGACTTTAGTTATATTGGCACATATTCTCTTCAAACAGTATCATTTATATATACAATACATATTTCGGAAAGTGTTCGTTTATTATTTAATAAAATAAATAAATATTATGATGTACCAAAATCAATAGATATTTTAATTAAAGGATCAAAAAAAACTAATGACCCGTGGACACGCATAATAGATGTTTGTGAAAAAACTGTAAATAATATTACATTAAATGATGATCTTATTGATAAATTAGCATTTATTGTATTAACACGTCAATTTTATATTAGTGATGATTCAGAAATATTCACGATATCATGGTTAAATCATGCACAAATAAACCAATTATCATGTATGGAAGCTTTTGAAGATATCACTAAAAATTATAAAACATTGAAAAGAGCAAAATTTAATATAGATACATATCAATCAGTAAAATGTGTAAAATGTTGGTATAATGACATATTAGAAGTTCCGTTGTTGGAATTTTATGAACAAAAATCAGATTTAAAGATTATATATCATATGTGGGAGAAGACACGATAATGAAACTTGTAATTCCGAATTTGTATAGTGAATATATCAGATTTATAACAACTGAACGAGCAATTCCACTTGTAACAGATTGTCTTAATCGATTTGAGCGTCGAATGTTAATTATCCTTGGAAGTTATAAAGGAAAACAACTAATAAAAAGTGCCGCCATTGTTGGTGATATCATGAGAAAAATACATCCACATGGCGATAAGTCAATTTATGATTCGTTAGTTCAAATGGCAAGAAATGGATTTCTTCAAACACAAGGAAACTGGGGAAGAAAAGGTGGTAAAAAAGATTCACCGGCATCAGCAATGAGATATACTGAATGTCGGTTGCATGATTGGGTTAGAGAAATTGTATTCCCATATAATGATAAGAAATTTATACCCTGGGATAATTTTTATTTCGCAGAAGAACCATTGGTATTACCTAGTCCAATTCCATTAGGATTAATTGGTGTTGGATTGAAAACAGGTATTGGTGGAGTTGATAGGTCACTAATACCAAAGTATTCTGTAGAAAGTCTCAGAGATAGAACAAAATGGCTTTTAGATAAAACTGATAATATAGGTCCACAAATAATACCAAATATAGATGACTGTACAGTTGTTGAAGGTGAAACTGGAGCAATAAATAAAATATTAACAAAGGGATATGGTAGATTAACATTTATTCCAAATGGATCAATATTGCCTTGTACAAAGGTTCAGTCGCCCACACAACAATACATTTCGGTACAAGGACGTGCGCCAAATGATAGTTTCCAGAGATTATGGGATTCTACACAGAAAGATAAAAAGACAAAAGAAGTAAATTTGAATTGTACAATTCAAGAAGGTGTCAAAAAAAATAATAATGAATTGTTAGCAATTATGCCAAATGAAGTATTCAACATGGAAGAATTAGCAAAACATATATGGAATAAATATTTAATTAAATCACACAACATTTCAGTAATAACAACACAACATGATGAAAACTTTAAAGTTACTGATACTGCAACTGTTGGTATTGATACAATTTTACAACAAGGCTATAATTATTGGGTTAGAACATGTTATGGAAAAAATTATCTTAGTTGTTTGGATTCTTTTGAAGAGTTTTTCAAAAGTCATGTTATATTACTATTAAGAACATTAGAAGTAGGAAAATATAATAGCGAATCCGAAGTTATTAATGTGTTTAATAAATATGTACAGCAACATGGTAATCAATCTATATCAATGGAAACATTCAATTTTGAAAGTCTTAAATGGGAATCATATACAAGAAATATAGAAGAATCAGATTTGATTGATGTTATGAGAAAGAAAACTATCAGAAGTTTAGTTGAACGATCAGTCGATCTTCAAAAAATTAATGATACCATTAATGATAAAAAATTAGTTCTTAATAATACACAACATGATTGTTATAATATTCTTTCTAATTTAAAAAATAAATAAAAGGTAAATAATATGATTGATATAAGTTGGGCAGAAAAATATAGACCAACAACTCTTGATGATGTTGCATTTGATTCTCCTGAAGATAAACAATTTATTAATAAAATAATCCAGGAAGAAGTTCTTCCTGGAAACTTATTGTTTTATGGCCCTGGTGGTGTTGGTAAAACTACTGTTGCTAGAATTATTATCAATAGTATCATTAAAAATGCAGCAGACTATTTAGAGATTGATGCACGACATGTTAAAAATATTGATGATAATTTAGGAGACTTTGTTAAAAAATCAGCAGCGTTTAGTAAACAAAAGGTATTTCTTATAGAAGAAGCAGATCATTTATCAACTGCCGCTATTGGAACTCTTAAAAATAAATATCTTGAAAGATATCAAAAAACTTGTTGTTGTATAGCAACAACAAACAGACTTGACGCATTGCTTAGAAAAGCAAATGATGATGGTGCTTTTGAATCTAGATTTCATGTAATGAATTTCAATGGTACTAATGAAGATGCCATTGTGAAAAGAATTGATTATATCCTTTCTGAAGAAGGAATTGAAACTGGCGATTATGATGGAATTGTTATAGAAGACTATGTAAAAAACAATAAAAATGTAAGTGTCAGGACACTTATTAACAATTTGCATAGATCATTTATATCTAATGATGGTAGTATTGATTTTAATAATATTACAAAAGAACTTAAATATGAAGATAAGCTTGTCGAATGTATAATTAACATGTTTAAGATTATGTGGAAAGCTGAACCGCAACAGCTTATAACATGTAGAGATTTTCCAACAAATAGTATAATTGGAAATGAATATGTTGAATTATATACAACCATAACAAATAACTATGATATAGATTATGAATACATATTTAAAACCGTATCAGATAACACATGGTTTATTCCAATTAAGTTATTTGCCGCAAAATATATGGATATGAATTCATATAGAATTGTTAAACAGGCAAATTTAATTGCATTTATATACGATATGTGTGATTCTCTAATTAAACGTAAGCCATGAACTTCTTAAGTGAAGTTATTACACGATATGGTAAAATATCAATTCCAGAGCAATATAAATCAATTGCCAAGATAGATTCTAACATATTGTGGTTTTTAGCAGATGATGGTGAATTGAATGATTCAGTTGTTAATAAAAAAATATTAGAAACTGGAAATTCAATAGTTCATTGTTTCCATAATGTATTAGAAATTGATATCTCTTCAGCATTTCCATCAATATGTAAAGTATATATAAAAGATGATGAATTTAATAATACAATAGCATCAATATCTGATAAGACTAGTAAACTAATATACATTTCAAATAAATTAGATGGACAACAACTAAGAAATTTAGGATACTTATCTAAAACAATAATATTTGGGAAAATATTTGAAAGTATTAAATATGACATATCTATCTTTGAAATTAAAAAAGATAGTTGTGTAATAAGTACAAATGAAGATATATTATCATATTATGGAGATTTTGGTAAATTCATTGATGATTGTGGAATATCATTTCATGTTAAGAACTATACGCATTATTTGAGATATAAAAAAACAAGTTACTTTTTAGATGAAGAAAATACACTTACTATAAAAGGTACATATAAATATGTGCCTGAAAGATTAAAAGAAGAAATTAAAAAATTTTTTAAAAACGATTTTACTAGTATTAAAAAATTAGAAAAAGAATATAGTGATATTTGGTTGAAAATTCTTAAAACAAATAGTATAAAAAAATTAATTGATTATTTGTTTAATTGCGGCGGGAAATGCTTAAACTCAAATGGTTCATACATAGATTACACACCTAAAAATATATTAAGTATAGATCCACAGATATATTTAAAAACATATGTGTTCCCGTTCATAATTGCACAAAAAATTTAATATTCAAAAAAATAATATAGAAATTATCTTGGTACTTGATGAGTAACAGAACTCAGATAATTTTTGTTTCGGGAGAAAAAACGTTGACAGAAAACAGAACGGATATCTACTCTGCACCAGATGACATAACATTCACTAGGTTGCGACCTGGTGAAAGTATAGGAGATGTATCAACACCAAACCATCTAGCAACAGAAGTATTAGATAATATGCTTGATGAGATAGCAAATGGCCATGCTACAATGGGATCTTTATTTTTCGATGAATCAAACAATTCAGTATGGGTAACTGATAATGGGCGAGGATTTTCAATATACGATATGTATGTTGATAAGATCGGAAAAGAAATGGATTCTGTTGAAGCATTATGTACTATCAAGCATAGTGGTTCAAAATTTAATAATAATGAATACAAGCATCTAATAGGGATGCACGGTGTTGGCTTAGTAGCAGTAAATGCGCTAAGTGACTGGTTAGTAATTAAATCAAGAAACAGAAAAAACCCAAATGAATATTACGAATATGCTTTTTCAGAAGGCATATTACAATATAAAAAACAAATTCCTCCTGATCCGATGTGGTCAACTATTGTTGGATTTAAACCAACAACCAAATATTTTGATACCGATCAATTTAATAGAGAACCATTTATCGAACGACTATTATTGTCGATTGCAAAACATCCAACAACTAAAATAATTTATCAAAATAAGCAGATAACTAATATTGATTATGGAATATTAATTAGAAGATTTCTTGGAGTTCCTGATAACTTTGAGTTATTTCAATTATCTTTTGATATACCTTCAGATTTCTTTGACACGAGTATTGAAACTATAAAAGATTACAACTGGAAAGATTCTAAAATACGATGTTACTTATCATATAGTTCAGATTTAGTTACCGAAGTTAAAGGTGATGTAAATTTACGAGTATGTGATGGTACGTATATTACATCTTTTCAAACGTTGCTTAAAAATTGTATAGCAAAAAGACTTAATAAAAAAAAATATAAAGATATAAGTCAAAGTTTATATCTATTAGGTCTTAAACTATATATATCATTGACTGTTCCTGAACCAAGATTTGATAGCCAGACCAAAACACGAATGACGCTAAGAGTACAAAAGGCGTTAATAAATCCACTAGAGCAACAAATTGAATGGTTTTTGGATCAGCCAAATATAATGAATATTATCGAAAAAAACATTTCAACACGAGTTCTTAAAAAAATTAAATCAACAAGCACAGCAAATAGGGTTTCCAATGAAAATCCGTTAGTAGATTCCTTTGATAAACCTGGTAAAACATTATATCTTATAGAGGGAGAATCAGCAAAAGGAACTCTCGATCAAATAAGAGAATCAGACGAAGGAATATTGTGTGTTGGTGGAAAAATTATTAATGTTGAAAAAAATAGCATCATTAAAGTTGAAACAAACAAAGACATACAGTTTTATAAAGAGGCTGTAGGGACAAATCATAAACGAAGATATAAAGAAAATGTAATATTAGCAGATGCTGATATAGATGGATGGCATATTGTAACATTGTTAGCACAAATGTTATGTAGAATAAGTCCATATTATATCAAAGAAGGCAATGCTTATGTTGTATTTCCACCTTTGTTTGGAGCAACTAAAAAAAATAAATTTATCCCAATATATAGTACAGAAGATCGTGATTCGTATGAAAAAAAGGGATACGAAATAAATCGATTTAAAGGTCTTGGTGAAATGAATGCCGACCAATTGAAACAAGTAATTTCACGGGATAAATGGTACAGGTTACAATGGCCTGATACCGAAGAAGAATTAGATACTCTTCTAAATATAATAAATAATAAATCATATAAAAAAGCGATAATGAATGATGATCGCTTTGGGTTCAAAACACTTTTGAACCACATCGGAGGAAAATAAATATGACTGCACCTGCTAATTTTAAAATGCCTAGCTTTGTTGACAATAAAAATACTAATGCTGCACCTACTAACGTTGCTCCTGGAGCTCCTGCACAGGCCGCAAATGTTGTAGAACAGGCTTTTTCCAAACCTGAAAGAGCTAAAAGAGTTGTAAAAGCAACCCGTACAGTAAATGCTGAAGACGAGCAGTACTTTTTGGATAATATTAAGACCAAATCTTATGCTGAAATGGCTGAAGAACGTGGTCTTACTGTAAGTCAGATCACAACCTATATTGGAGCCATTAAGAAAGGTGCTCGCGAATATGTGTTAGAATTGGACGCTAATGCATATCCCACATTCATGCAGACTCGTAATGGAAAAGAAATTAAAATGTATGATTACGATAGTCCTCAGACAGATGCTGCAAAACAGATTGAAGCTGAGCTTACACGTCTATGGTGTCGTCCGGAAGATGCTAAAGTTGGTGGAAAGAAAAGTGCCACCGCTGGTATGATCAATAAAAGAATCTCAAGCCTTATTGAAGGTCTTGGTAAATAAATTTGAAAGGAAGAGGGACTAGTTCCCTCTTCGATTTTTTTATGGAAAAAAACTTCGAAAAACCAAATAATACATACATCGACTTTTTAAAAGAATTGCGAAATTGGCTTTGTTATAGAGAAAATGACAAAGATCATTTACGACATATTATCAAAAAGTATAAAATTAATGAAAATACAGTAATACACAGAGCTATTTTTTATTTATATAAAACTCCTAGATTATTATGGTATTTTAATGAATACATGAATAATTTATATGCTGGATATGATATTGTTGACACTATGTATAATATAGCACAATTGATGAAATATTATCAAATTGATAAAAGCAATAATCTTACATATATTAAATCGTCAGATTATAAAGATACAAATAGAACGTCAATAATAAAACAAATCACTGATATGAATGTTCCTTCTGGAGAATTTGATTTTTTCTATTCTCTATTATACAAACCATTAACAAATGACACATCAGAAGAAGTAAATACAGATCAAGAAGCAATCATTGAACATATTGATTATATGAGAAGAAGAGTATTACCTGACGATATTGTTGAATTTTGTAATGGTATTAAAGCAAATATACAGCAAAGAGAATTATGTCAATCATGTAAATTATTTGGAAGAAAATCTGTTGTTCTTGATACGAATATTGATACGCCTGGGCCAGTTGACATTGCATTTGTTGCACTAAATCCTGGAACAGACGAACCAATTTTCGATAAACCGCTAGTTGGATTATCAGGAACAATGTTTAGAGAAAATATGTATCGAATGCCTATTGGTACAACATGGGTTATAACTAATATAATGTTGTGTAGCACTTCTGGTCAAAGTGATATAGGGAAAACTGTTAAAGAAGTATTGTCCGTTGCAGAACACTGTAAAGAACACTTACAACAAATTTTAACAGCTTTTCCAGCAAAGATATATGTTCCGATTGGCGGACCAGTAATGGAAGTGTTTGGTATATCTGGATCTATAACCAACAATTCAGGAGAAGTTTTTGAGAGTCAAGGAATTAAAGTATTACCTATTGTTCATCCATCTGGAGCAAGACGTGGTGGTAATTTCAAAATAGCGTATGATATGGGATGGAAAACCATACACAATGAACTGAAAAAAATAAAAGAACAATCAGATAAACCGAAACAACAATCAAAGAAAAAAGAACGGAAAACAAAAACTACTATTAAAAACACAACCTCCGAAGAGGAGGTGTGTTCTGATACAATGAGTTTATTAAATATAGAGACGATAGGAAATAATAAAATACTTATGGTATTAATAGATACTAAAGACGGAAGTAAACATTATGTTGTTAAAAATATAGAAGTTCCAATATATGTTAAAGAAGAGTCATGGAGAGAATGTCAAATGTTAGATGAACCAAAAACAATTATTAATCTTAATGAGTATGAAAGAAGAAAATTACTCAATACATTAAATGATTCAATGAACTTTAGCAAAAAGAAATTAGAAAATGTGGTCATACATCAATAAAGAGGACTTTAAAAAATATATAGAAGAATATCCATTTCTAAAAGAACATAAAAATGAAATTAGTCTATATGAAACTGCTGATTCAATAATATTACCAAGACTATTCTATAAAAATTACCCTTCTGAATTAATACATGTTCGTGATTCATACAAAGAACATCTTGATGCTAAAGAGATAAAAGTAAATTTCAAAGGTGAATTGCGAGACGTTCAAAAACGGGCTTCAAAAACAGTTCTTGATATATTTAATAACAATAAAAGAGAAATAACAGGAACAATAAAAATGCCGCCAGGGACAGGTAAAACTGTAACAACAGTATATCTGTCATCAAAAATTGGGCTTAAAACATGTATTATAATAAATAATAAGAATTTGATGTCACAATGGATAAAAGCATATATAAATTTCACAACAAATATAAGTGAAAATGATATAGGGCTTATTCAAGGAAGTATATTTTCTGTAGATAAACCAATTGTTGTTGCAATGTTACAAACATTGCTAAGTAAAATAAAAACAGCTCCTAAAAAAACAATGGACGATTTACAAAAGGCTGGTATTGGTCTTGTTGTATATGATGAAGTTCACAGTTCATCAAGTAGTGAGAAGTTTTCCAAAGTATCAATCTTGTTCAAAACTAATAATTTTATTGGACTGTCGGCAACACCATTTCATACAGGCTTACATAAAATATTAATGCAAAATACTATTGGTGATATTATATTCAGTTCAGAAGATTATCAACTAATACCACAATTATACTTTATATATTATTTCAGTGGAATATCAAACAATCTATCTGAAAAGAAAACAAAGAAAGGAACTTTTTTAACAGTTGGAACATATGTAAATATGATTCAAGATCTTAATATGAAACGTGCAATATATAACAAAAGTATTGTACATAGTGAAAAATATTTAAAGATCATATCTAAGTATATTGGTAATTTACATAAAAAAGGATATACAACTCTTATTGCCACAATGCACATAAATCAATTAAATACTATTGCTGATCAAATAGAACTTGATCATAATAATATTAAAGTTCGCAGGTTTTACAGTAAAAATCCAGACATAGATAAAGAAAACGACAGAGTTGTTGCAGCACCATTGAAATACTGTGGTGAAGGATTTGATTTTCCACGATTTGACTGTATTATAATAACAATGCCCCTTTCGGGAAAAAAGTCAATAATACAATTATGTGGGCGAGCACTTAGAACATGTGATGGTAAAAATGATCCAATTATCTTATATCTTGTAGATATGGATTTTCCATCAATGTTTATTAAAGATGTACAAATCGTTAGAAACATAGTAAAAACTGAATTTAAAGGAATAAAGGTACATGAATACAACGAATCATAAAAATGTTTTATTGATATGGGAAACCGACGACGAAACACAATTATTCTATTTTGAAAACATGGAATTATATAAAGTATATGAATTAAAGCAGCTTCATTTACGATTTTTTGATGAAAAGAATCCACATGAATATGATGATTCAGATGACACATCAGTACATGATACATTTCAATGGATTATCAATGACAGAATGCAACATTACAAAAAAGATTCATGGCAACATAATAAAATTGGGTTTAACAATATTGAAGAAGCCAATGGATTTGAAAAACCAATTGATATTGTTATACATACAGGAGTGATATCATCATGATCATTTTATTAATATGGATAGAATTACCATATGATTGGAAATGGTATATCATTGAAGATCCATCAGTAGAAGATTTAGATCTATTGTATAAAGTTCATAACAAAAACACATCTATAGAATATAATGATATAGATATAGAAAATGCATTAGATACTATATTTTTTAAAGTACATTATGGTGAATGGGAAGATTGTATTATAGATAAAAACAAACCAATTGATAAGAAAGTTGATATGGTTTTTGTTTGTGGAGATATACGATGAATATAACAATCGAAGAAGATAAATATGCACCAATACTGGACATATTAAATAAATGGACAAATGACTGGATTAATAATTTGGAAATTCCTGATTATACTGAAACAATATCTGGTTTAGGATTTTCAAATGTTATATGGGATAAAGAAAATAACACATATAGTTTTGATATACCAGAATTTGATTATTGCGATATAGAAGACGAATTCGGATTCCAATTCAGAATGCATTTTCCAAAAGATATGCAAAACACACGAATAACAGGAGTTAAATGGCCTCCAACAATGGATTGTAATTTATGGAAAGAAAAGATAAATCCAAGCAATCCTATAGAGCTGGAAGTTAAATATGACATATAAACTTAAGAAAAAACATGTTAATAAGTTTAATAAATTGGTAACAGATCTAAATAATCTAATAATGGATATACAAGAATATATTCCTGAAGCCAATTATTATCTTGAGGATACTAGTAATTTTTATATTTTAAGTTGAGAGTCACATTCAAGTAATGGTTGTGCTAATACTGATGCAATATTATGTCACACAATATTAGATGATGCTTCTGGTGGAGGATGGTAATGAAAACAGTTGTTCTTATTTGGGAATCTTATGGATATGATATTTATAATTTTAAATTTGATAATGTTTCTAGTACTGAATATGAATGGTTTAAAAAGATTCATAATAAATTTTATAGTGATGAGGAAGATATTGCAATAAATAGTAAATTAAAAAGAATTATAGAATTAATAAGAAGCGGACAATGGGACAAATATAGAATAGATTCTAATTGTCCCATTGAAGGAAACATATCAATGTGTGTTTGTAGTGGAACTTTTATATAATGATATTGCCTAAAGACTTTTATAAAAAAGTCGAAGAACCAGGATTTTTAAAACACATACTTTACGGTGATAGTGTTCATGGTGATAGTAATATATCTATTAGAAATAATACTAGAACAATCGAATGCTGGTGGCACCTATTCGCAACATGCAGAGAACCAAATATAAAAATTAATAAAGAATATTTATATGGGATTAATGCACCAACAGTATCTATAAGAAACCATGAAGTTTATACTTCTAATTGTTCATACATAATGCGCCATTGGTATAAAGGCAAAATGTGGGAAATTAAAACATCAACTGGACGATCTGTAAAAGTTACAGATCAGCATAGTTTAATTAATATTGTTGATGATAAACCCGCCGCAATATTACCAAAAGATACAAATATTTGTATAGAAAAAACAGATCATGGAGAAGAAATATATTATACATCAAAGATAATTGAAAAGAAACAATTTGATTTTGAAGGATATGTGTACGATATTTGTGTTCCCGAAACACAGAACTTTTTTGCAAATGGAATATGTGTTCATAACACTGATAGTATTTTCATTAAAATACCATATAAAGGGGCAGAAAATAAATCTCCTAAAGAGCGATGGAAAATAACAGAATTTGGAGCATCATTAATTAATAATAGTATTGCTAAATATTATAATGACTGGTTGTTACCAAGAAGTAACATTTCAATTGAACATAATAAAACAGATTTCAAACCAGAACTTGTTATTTTAGCGATTATATTCTTACATGTTAAAAAGAATTATGCATATCTATATGATGTAAAAGAAGGTGAAATTTACGAAAAACCAAAAGTTAAAAAGACAAGTAATCTTGGTATTAAATCAGATATGACAGAATTAACTAGAAAACTTCTTGATGATTTAATAGTTAAAATTTCACTTAATATGGATATTATGAATAAACATGAAGCATGTATGGAAATTGTTAAAGAATACAGAATGCGATATATAGAATTAATTAAAAAGTTTGATTATGGAGATATTGGTATTCCTGGTAAATGGGGTAAAAAAGCGTTAATGTATAATGGTATGAAAATATATAATTACATGAATGAAAAAGAAGTATTTTCATTCGGTTCTGCTGGAAAGTTTATTTATTGTTTATTTAAAAATAAAGATATTTTTAATGATAGTGGAGTTCTTCATAAAGACATGAATGGAATATGTTTCCCGTATACATATGATGTTGATTTATTGCGGCGGAAAATGGAAAAATTCGGATTGTCTATTGATGTTGAAATGCATTGGAATAAAATATTTTCAACTACGTGTGAAAGAGTATTAGATGTTTTGAAAATTTAAATATTTCCAAGAAATATATAGAAATCATTCAAGCATAAACTATTTTTATTACTTTGGGGGGCTAATGTTCCAAGGCTGGCGAGTGAGGCTCCAAACTTCACTGGATAGGTTCAATTCCTATAGCCCTTGTATATTTATTTAAGAAAGGACACTATAATGTCTTCTACACAAGTATACGTTTGTGATTTAATAATCAAATGCAAAGATTGTGGAAAAGAACAACTTGTATCATTGGAAAGTGGTGAAATGGTTCTTGATCTTGATAGATGCACATGTAAAGATAATGATATATTTGAGCAAGGATATCGTATTGGATATAACGAAGGATTACGGGATTGGTAAGAAAGGAAAACAAATGAAACTAACAGAACAGATCAATATCGACTTGAAAAATGCCATTATCAACGACGACAAAGAATCTAAAAAAGCACTTCGTCAAATTAAATCATGCTACACTGAGTACAAAGATAAAGAAGCAGATATCACTGATGAAATAGTTATTAAGATTTGCCGAAAACTAATTGCAAGTGAAAAAAGATGTATCGTCATGGCAAAGATTCCTCAATCAAAACTTGCATCACTTGGTAAAAAAGTTGATGAATATATTCAAAGTGAAATCAATAGACTTGATAGTGACCTTGTATCCTCATCTAAGTATATTCAGACGATTATGAATTATATTCCGAAAGAACCATCTGATGATGAAATTAAACAATGGCTTAGTGATAATCTTGATCTTGATTCATACAAGAACCGAATGATGGCTATGAAAGAACTTAAAGCACAATTTCCTATGTGTGATGGTAATAAACTGAAAACTATTTTGATGAATATTTAGAAGAATGACACGAATAAAAAAAGTTAAGGAAATCATAATTCGATTAGGAACGAAATACCCTAATCGAATAGCATTAAATTATAAAAACTCTTTTGAATTACTGGTAGCAGTAATGTTATCAACACAAGCAAAAGATGAAACAGTAAATAAAGTAACAGAAGAATTATTTAATAAATATCCAACACCAGGACATGTTGTAGAAGCCAACAGGACAGACATCGAACAAATTCTGCAAAAAATTGGTCTATGGGAGAGAAAAACAAAATATCTTATTGGGATATGCAACATCCTTAAAGACAAAGATGAATTTAATATCGATGATTTAGCATCCCTTCCTGGTGTTGGACGAAAAACAATAAACGTTGTTGTTGGTGAACTTACAGGAAAATCAGAAGGAATTGTTGTTGATACACATGTCAAACGATTATGTAATCGTTTGGAATTGTCGTTTAACATAGATCCAACGAAAATAGAACAAACACTTTTAAAAATAGTCCCTGAAAATTGGAGAGTTCAATTTCCACACATATTAATTTATCATGGAAGATCAATATGCACAGCAAAAAACCCGAAATGTAATATGTGTGAATTAAAGGATATATGTCCATATGTTTGCAATATTTAAATACGAGTATGATAGTTCACAACTATTATACTTAGTTGAAACTGAACAACAAGCTATAATTGAAATTGCTAATCTAACAGATACTCTTAAGAAAGCTAGAAATATCTATGAACAATTTGAATTTATCGAAACTTTTGAATTTGATGAGATAAATGCCGAACTTGATTACGAATATCTTTTTCCTTTATCTACACCGTCGGTTTGGGATGAAGGTCTAAAAATTTGGCATGAAATCCTTTGGGATGAATTGGAATATCTTGAAGAGTATGAAAAGACATTACAAGAAAAGTTTCTTAAATCAATATTCAAATATCATTTAACGTGTGATATGTGGAAATATATTGATACTATTGATATTGTATCAGATTCATTACAATTTGGATATCAGGAGACATATATTAAATGTACGTAATATCAATGCGTGGACTTCATTGGAAGCGGCCCTTATATTGTGTTAATACATGGGACAAAGCGAAAAATGAAAAATGCTGGCTTAAAGAAAGTTTAAAAGACATTAAGAATATTTATAATCAATTTGAATTTGTTCAAAAAGACGAATTAGAATATATTAAAAAACAATCGGTTAGAACTTGGGAAGATTCATCTGATGCATATCATACATGGAATTTCTTTACATTCGATGAAGAAACACGATTAGAATATTATGAATTGTTTATTAAATCACAATTCATAAAGTCAATAGTGTTATACCATCTTGAATTGGATCCAATTATTCTGGATTTTATAACGCCAGAAACAATAAACACCATAAACGGGTTTACTGTAGATAAAATATCATATAAAAATAATGGATGGGTTGATATATTTGAAGAAAAACCAAAAGAAGGACAAAAAGTATTAACATACTTTGATGTTTTTGATAAAATCGAAATTGCTGAATACAGTATTGAGAAAATAGGTCATGATGACGAGGTATTAACATTAGATTGTTTTTCAAATGACCGTGGTTTTCTGTGTGATGATATTTATCACTGGATGCATCTTCCAGAAAAACCGAAGGGATATACAAATGATTATTAAATGTCATATTTCAAAAAGACGATCTTATTTTGGTACTACAAGATCATGAAAAAATCATACACAGAAGTGTATATTGTTAGATAAAATTGAATAATAACTCTCCAGAAGTGTTGGAGTATATGGGGATGAATTGGACTTTGACGTACTAACACATTTATATGATTCACGTCGCTGCGAAGCGTTAAATCCAAACCTTAAAATAATCGCTGACGATTATAACTTTGCTGTAGCAGCGTAATGCTACTCGGATTGGGAATGAACCCCACAGATCTGAACCAAATATCCGATAGACTTCTGTGGAACAATGGATAGTAAGTTCACGTATTATCCAGGCTAATTTTGTGAACTAGATTATAATTGGGTTGTTCATGATCCTTAATAATCGAAACTTAAACATGAACTATGCGTGTAAATTCGTATATTTGTAATAGGGCGGACGCGGCTTCGAAGCCGCCATCTCCACTTCAGATATGCATATCGCATGTCTAAATATTAACTAAAAAAAGGAGAACACTATTATGACAAGACCTGTTAAAAAAGTAACTCAGGCAGAATTTGACGCTGCCTTGGAAGAATCTAAAAACGCTGGAAAACTGACAGATGTCACAAAGTATTTTGGGATGTCTGCATCAGATGCTAAAAAAGAAGGGCTGCTTGATATGAGAAAAGAAGACCCTCTTGGGTATAAAGACCTTCTTGATGGGATAAACAATGGCACAGAAACATATCCCAACGGCACTCCGAAACTTGTTGTTGGTTAACCAATACACTCTCCCTCTTTAGGGAGAGATTTTTTTAACAATTAAAAACTATATATAGAAATTAAAAACGTATCGAAGGCATACATGATGTGTGCCGATTTTTATTTACTACACACAAAGGAGAAATACTATGTCTGATGCAGCAACTGCACCCGAAAAAACAAACATTCAGTTGATTAAAGAATTCTTTGCGCCGATTGAAAATTCCGAACTGTTGTCTTTGCGTAAAGCAGATCCGGAGTCTTTGAAACAGCTCGGCGAAGGAATCCGTAACGGATCTCTGACGTACTAATCTGCTAATATATTGCGCCAAAAAAGCCCTCACATATGAGGGCAATGTTTTTTATTTTCATAATAGTCATATAGAAATACTGTCAAAAAACGAATGGGTTCTTAAGGATACATTAACATATGAGGAGGATAAATGAAAATAGGTGATTTTTATTTAAAACAAATGGACAGTAATGCAATACCTGCTGTAGAATTTCAGGTATGCCCAAACAATTGTTATGAAATATTTTCTGACGATAAACCAGAAAAACTTGTAGGATATACAGAATCAGTAGCAGGATTTTTTGGTGTATTTGAATGTCAGGTATGCTTTGAAAAATTCAGGTTTCATTTGGCACTTGGTGGTCGGGAAGAGTTTATGTCGGCTGCTGAAATAGTCCTACGAGTACAAGAAGGTAGCACATTGGACGAATCACATTTGATAAAAGGATATAATACATGAAATACAAATTAGTTGAAAATTGGTGTCGATGCCATCCAGAAACGTGTAACTGTAATGATTGGTTAATATTGAAAGATGACGAAAGATTTGTAACAATTTTTAATAAAGAAACCGCAGAAATTATAACAGAAGCATTAAACTTTTACGATAAACATAAAGGAGATAAATGAATACAGTATATCATAAAATGCCAAAAAAACCAAGAGCACTTGAACCCCACGTTGGGTTCAATGTTAGCACATTTCCTTTTACACTGAATCCAACTGTTGGATGTTTTTATGGATGTAAATATTGTTATTTACAGGTACCGCCGTATAGTTATAACATAGTTCCAAATCAAGTGTCTATTAAAGATTGGTTGCCAAATGTATTAGAAACAGAACTAAATAGCAAAAAATATAAAAATTTACCACAATATTTCAAAAGAGTACAAATTAATGAATCATGTGATAGTTATCATCCGGCCATTATGAATAAACATGATATAATGAAAGAGATACTTCTTATATTTAAAAAACATCCGGATTGGATGTTGCATATTTTAACTAAGAGTAATAAAATTATCGATCATATAGACTTATTAACAGAAATGAAACACCAAGTGCAAATTGAAATAACTATAACAACATTGGACGAAGAAAAAGCACGAATGTTAGAAGGAACTGCACCAAAAGTTTCAAAAAGATTACATACACTAACAAGACTTGTAAATGCTGATATTTTTACAAGAGTAATGTGTATGCCATTTACAGGAAATAATGATGAGCTTAAACAAATGAAATCAATAATACTGGATATGGGAGTTAAAGGATTTAAACATAAATCACTTAACTATTTTGATGAAGAAAAACTAAATAATGGTATTGTTGAACAAGTTAAAAATAGACATGATAAAACATTATGTTTATTTAACAGTGGTGAAAAATTGTCTAAAGAAACAAAAATCCTATTACCATTAACAAAGGCATTTTCAAAATTTAAAGATCATATTACTAAATTTGAAAATTGGGGATATAGCTATGTCAATAACTTAAATTGGGAGTACATACTTTAATGAAACTTTATGAGTTAATAAGAAAACTTGCACCTGGAGATTTAACAATTGTTGAAATTCTTAGCCAACAAGATATGCTAGAACAACTTGAAACGTATGATAAATTAATGTTTGAATTAGCAGATGCTCTTGAATATGAAGAACATCTACAAGAATTACGTGATTAATATAGAAATAAAGAGACTGATATATAAACTTTTAACAAGAAAGGAAAAACCATGCTGGATTACCGAAGAGTCATGAAAGACTTCGGTATTCCAGTGACCGTCTTTAAAGATGATACTATTTTTAGACATCAATGTGATGTTCTAAACGAGTATTATCCTGTCAAAGAGGCACTGGAATTAGCCGAACCAATTGATAGTGTGTTGCGGCAAACAGTTATAGATGAAGCATCGTATATTATCGGTGAAAATGAAAACTTCAAAAACATGTTAACTATGGATATGAATGAATATGGTATTAGAAATAGCACATATTCAAGAAATATCCAAAAGTTATATCATCCAGAAAATCATATGAAAATGTTTACCAGTATTGATCTATGTGAAGCAAACTTTCAAATGGTTAGGAAATTTAATGCTGTTGAATATGATACCTGGAAAGATTTCATAGCATCAATAACGGAATATGACTATTTCAAAAGAGCTAAGAAATTACGACAGATTTTATTTGGAACTGTATCAAAAGCTCTTCCAGGAAGATTGCAAACACTACAGCGATGGGCAATGGAACAAATCGTAACAGAGCTTATCGAACGTATGGCGATGCTTCCGGCAGATGTTTTTGGAATATCTGCTGATGAAATAATCCTACATGGTCGATTTGAGTATTTACACATAAATTCTTACAGAGCCAAAGTAGAAACTTTCAGGGTTCATCGTATTGGAAAAACATCAATGTATTACAAAAAGTATCTCGATGGTTCAATCGAATTGAAATGTGTACCATCGACATATGTATGTCAAGTCATTAAACATATTCTGGGAAAATCAACAGTTCCAGAAGACTATGTTTTTCAATCAAATGATGGATTATTAGCGAAATATATGGAGAGTTGTATAAAATGAAAATATTTATTAATATTCTTATAATTATCATGGTATATAGCACATATGCTATAGGTGATGACGTAACATGTAAGTATATTCGAAATTACGATGGAGACACAATAACATGTAATATACCTGAATATAGCTGTGTCCCAATTGTATCACAAAACATGTCTATAAGATTAAGAGGTATAGACTGTCCAGAATTACGAGGAACATCAGGAAAAGTGTATGAAAAAGCATTAAGGGCAAAACTATTTACCGCAGATCAATGTGACTATGCATCGAAGATATATCTGCGAAATATAAGTAAAGGTAAGTATTTCAGATTTGTTGCTGATGTATATGTTATAATTGATGGTCTTGAATGGAATTTATCAGAATTATTAGTAACTAACAACTTAGCCATTAGAAAGGATTATTAAAATGAAAATTCGTCAAGCATTTGTAGCAAACAGTTCAAGTAGCAGTTTTCTATTGACAGTAGAACCAATAAGTATAACTGAAATTTTGTTTAATTCAATTTATAAGGGATGTGTATTTCCATTTATTATTGGTAATCAACAACACGATGTTATTATAACAGACATTATAAACTATGTCAATATAACATCAGTAGATACATGGAAAGATGTCGAACGTTTTTGTGAAACATTTAATTATGATGGTGTTAAAGTCATTCCATTTCTTGACGACATTTATTATCAAATAAAATCAATTTCAATAACTGACTATATTCCTGAAAATGAAACAACAGCCACACAGTATCAAAACATGTATATTGGTATCTATATTGATGGGAAACAAATGATGGTGCATGAATTTCTGTTTTCTAAAGAAACATTAAACACATACCAATATACAATTACAAATATCGTGAATAATCTTAAACAAAATGGGTATTGTTATGGTGATTGGATTAAAACTGATGAATGGATTGACATTGTTTCTGGATTAAACGATGATGGAACATTACAGTGGACGCGATATGAAAAACTTCCTCATCTTAAACATGAAGATATCTATTCAAGCGATTATAGTGGATTGCATGTAAAAGTCATTGATGGTAAATTGTATGAAGTTGACGTATATTGTGATGAATGGACAGGATATGAAATTACAGTTTGTGGTGAACTTATAAACTTTCGGATAAACAAGGATTTGAAGTGACAACGAAACAAATCAGACAAACTATAATTGTGAGGGACGACCTAAATATGGGTCGTGGAAAAATAGCACCCCAAGTTGCACATGCTTCTTGGGGTGCTGTATTAGCTCATTTTATCCCGTATAACAAAGGAATTTTGAGATTTTCCGCCGCAATAATCATCAACCCATTAATTCTTATATGGTATATCATTACAAATCATCCAATGATATATTGGTTCAAACATGACTTTGTAAAAATAGTATTGAAATGTAAAACCGAAGAAGATCTTTTAAAGATCCATGAAGATTGTATTAACAATAATATTAAATGTTGTTTAATATACGACAAAGGATTAACACATTTCAATAATGTTGTTACATTGACTTGTTTAGGGATAGGGCCAGATTATAAACATAATATTGACAAAGTAACACAAAAACTTAGACTATTAGGATAATAAAACACATGGTTAATTTTGTACTTGGATTTTTTGCATGGGACATTTTGTCCATGATATTTGTAACTCTTGCTATTTTGTGTTGGTGTTCAAATGAAGAACGCAATACCATAGCAAATATATTTATGATAATAGTTGCTATAGTAATGTATTGGACACATCCTGGTATATATACTTGGATTTATAATAACCCTATTGATTTCATAGTAGGCATAATTACATATGTTGTCATTGGTATTATATGGGCATTCTTTAAATTTAAGATGCATATCAGAGAAAAAGTTAAAGAATTAATAAAAGAACATGATGAATCAACATATGCTGAATGGCATATTGAGAATACTATAAGACGAGGAAACAAATATAGAATCATTTTCTGGATTCAATATTGGATTCCGAGTATGTTGTGGACTTTTGCAGATGATTTCTGTTTAGGTTTAGGAAGATCTGTATACAATATGTTTTATAAACGTATTGAAAAGATTGAAGATGATGCTATAAAAACCGTTTTATCTAACATTAAAGGAGAAAAGAAAAATGGGTAAAACGATTCTGGAAATCATTTCAAGTTTAGCAACAACATTTGGGTTTCTATGTGTATGTGGACTTGTATTTGCTGAATGCTTGGTAAGAGTAGGATATCAAAATAATTATGTTACTGGTATTCTTATATCATCATCAATATATCTTGTAACACGAATTATTAATTTAGCATGGGAGGGCACTAATGAAAGCAAAAGTTAAAAACGCAGTTGATGCTGTTAATGAGAAGTTATATCGTGGTGAATTATATGATCTAAAAGATCATATAAGTATGCATGGTACATTGGTTTTTGAAGATTGCGGCGGAGATATGTTCAAAGTAAAGTTCACTGATACTGATTGGTGGATCTTTGATGAGGATGATGTCGAAACTGAAGCGGATATTGATATCCTGATACGTGACAATATTGCAATTCAGCATCATGAGAGTGGAGAACTTGAAATTCTATAAAGGAGGACACCAACATGTTACCATTACTTGGACCTTTTATCTGGACAAGCATTGGTTCAGCAATGACATTTAAACTGATGTCTTGGGCGAACCCTGAGATAATGAAAGACACAAAAGAGGAACTTAAGAAGAAAGGCGAACAAGCGTTTGAGGATCTTTGTGAAAGAGTAGACAAGCATTACGGCAAAAAGTAAATTTTAAAAGCATTTCCCAACTATTGGGAGATGCTGTATTTTTTATGAAAGGATATAGTAATGAAACAGGTTATAATTAAAAGTACTGGTGAAACTGGAACTATTCACGAAACACACGTCATTAATAATAGACATATTTATACAATTGATATTGGTGGTGAACTTCAAACATTCGTTGATGGTGAAATTGAATATATTGATGAATATACAGATGTTACCATAACAGCAAAAGAGTTTAGTGTTATTTGTAACACCTGTGGCAACGAAATAATGGTTGGTGAGATAAAAGAAATAAAAGAGAAAAATGGTATATTAATTATTGGTTGTGACTATGGAGGTTCTATTGGATGTGATTTTTGTAGCTATTAAAAATTATAATTTCAAATTTTATATATAGAAATTATATTAGTACTAAATGAGTTCAAGCTCTTGTTTGAACTCAAATGGTACTAAAAGAATTGAGCCTTGGCTTAGTTCTTTTAGTTTGTAAAGAACATGCATACATATGCTTAAATTTTATTTAAAATGAAAATGATGTGAAACTCCCGTGTATTTTAAAAACATACACACCCTTAAGCATGTTCGATCTCTTCTATTTGTGAAGCCAGGATGGGGATGACTCGTCCGAATCGAGAGGAAGGCATGGATGCTAGGCGACGGCCACCGAAAGTTTCGATACTTTCCTTCACATTATTTTAGATCACGTTTACATATGATAATACACTTGAAATGATAACGTGATCGATCTATTTTGATGCGGTGTGGGGAAAAAGTTTATCCCGCTTGGTTCATACCCAAGAGATAGATGGGGCAGTACCATCCACCGCTCCCTTTAGTTTATAGAATACGTCTACATATGATAATTTCTTACCATTGCTAAGTACGTATTCGATCTATTTTGTGGGGATTGGTGAATAGGCTCCAGAACAATAAAATACAAGTCCTATTTTTAAGATCCCCTCCTTTTTATGCTACTTTTGTGGACTCCTTTAAAACATTAACAAAGATATATTTAAACCTCCCAACAAATATATTCACAAAAGTGGCACCAATTGTACAGTACCCAAGTTGGCATGGGACGTGGCTGTTAACCACGTAGTCGCTGGTTCGATCCCAGCCTGTACAGGTTCAAAGGATATGTTTACATATGTAAAACAAAACCGTATGTCATTGGTTCAATTCCAATCGTCTTTCCAAATGGAAGGATGTAGTTCAGTCCGGTAGAACAATGGTCCTAAAACATATCCGATATTTTACTTTTTCAATATATAACATGAAAGGACTTTGATAACAGATGGCACTACGTGGTGGAAAAGGTTCAAGAGCAAGAGCAAAATTAAGAAGAAAAGATTTGAAGATGGCTGCTAAAGCTCGTAAAAGAGATCTTTATGCACAATATGGAGAAGAAGGTAGAACAAAATCTTCAACAAGATTTAAAAGAAGCAAAAAGAAACCCCTGAAAACAGGACATGGGAATTACAATTGTGGAAACCCTGGTTGTCACAAATGTTTTCCAAGATTGATTTTCAAAGGCTTTCTTGATATGTTTGGTAATCCTAAAGGAATGCCAAACTGGATGTGGAATCAGTTTAACGCTGTTTCTGCATAGGTTATATGTGGGTAGTCGGCAGCCTTGTGCGCTAGGCTTCGGTATAACCATTAAGCACAAGTTTACATATGCATATATCAGAAATACTGTTTATAACTTGTGCGATATTTTTTCTACATGGTCTCTTCGTCTAGTGGTTAGGACATCGGATTTTCGATCCGGCAACATCAGTTCGATCCTGATAGAGACTATGCTTTATACATTTACAATAAAAATGGAGAACTAACACATGACATTACTGAATATCGAAGACTCAAATGTTGCAGCAATTGTAATAGTTAACACGTCAAATGAAGATAAGACTATTGCTAATTTTATTGAAGAATCTAAAGATCTTCGTAATAAAATAGATGGACGGTTTAATGACTTATGTACTGATGAAGCTAATGGGATACATCATGATAATTTAGATAGTTATTTTGAAGAATTAACACAAGAATGTTCAGAACATATTATTAAAGCACGAAATATGTTTAAAATAGATGTTATTGAAAATGAAATTATTGATGATATGCCAGTAATGTTGATAGAAGCTCTTTGTAGCGATCCTATTACTGAAAACATATCTTCAGAAAATTTTATAATGAACATATATTTTGAATAACATTCAATCATTGGCTGTGTAGCTGAGATGGTACAAGCGTCGGATTGCAAACCCGAAGATCGGTAGCTCGAAACTACCCACAGCATCTTTAGCTATATACATTTGGTAAATCGATCACTGCAAATAGTATATAGGTAAACATAGCCAACCGGAGTTTGGTTAGAATATGATTACATATGCAAAATGTTCCACAACCAGGGACATACAAATATTCATATTCGATATTTTACATTTAATCCAGTAGTATGGTCAATTGGTATCCCACTGGGCTGTAAACTCGGTGCTCAAAAGTACTACTGGATCAGTACATTAACGAGAATGTAGTGTAATAGTAACACGGGGACCTTGGGAGTCTCAATCTGATGTGCAAATCATCCATTCTCGATATTCAAAATTATTATAAAGGAGAACGTATGTATAAATGGCTGGTAATAGATATTCAGAAGAAATAAAAGAAGAAGCAAGAGAATTAAGAAATCAGGGTTGGTCATACAAACAAATTGCTGATAAATTTGGAACATCAAAAAGTATGACACACTATTGGTGTAACAATATTAATTACAGTTCTAATAGTAAAGCACAATTAGATCATCTTATTGAGAACATTATAGTCGATCCACTGTATGATATTCGTGAAGATGGAACTATCTGGACTCTCAAAGATAAAACTGGTAAACTTGTTACAAATACTTGGCGACAGTGTGACAAAAAAAGAGATCAGAATTATAAAGCTGTTAAATATAGTGGAAAAAACCTTCGAGTTCACAGAATAGTTTATAGAAAGTTTAAAGGTAAACTTGATCCAAATTTAGAGATTAACCATATTGATGGAAATAAGCACAACAATACTCCTGAAAATTTAGAACTACTTACATCACAAGAAAACATTCAACACTCTGTTGATAATAAATTGCATTGTTTTGGTGAAAAAGTCGGAACGTCAGTATTAACAGAAGATATTGTAAAAACTATAAGACAATTATTTTATCATCACAATTTATCCAAAAGCGAAATACAAAAAAAGTTAAACCTGAAAAAGACTACTGTTCATGATATTTGTGAATTTAATTCATGGAAACATGTAACAGATTTTTAAAACATTTTTCATGATACAATAGATAACTGTAGTTATCTATATTATGCCCTTGTAGCTCAGTTGGCAGTAGCGACGGTCTTGTAAACCGTAGGTCGGGGACTCAGTTTCCTCCAAGGGCTCTTTAAATATGAAAGGAAATACTTATGGTATGGTCAGATAATCAACAACAATTAAACGTTGGTGATGTTGTTAGAAATAGATATAATAAACAAAAAGAAGCAACTATAACTGGTTGCGGTCATTGTATTAGCTGTAGATAAAGATGGTCATGATGTAACATTCAGAGGACAAACAAATTCCTGATCCATAATTGGTAGGTTCGCATAATTTGGTAGTGCAGCTCCCTGCTAAGGAGTCGGTGTTAATAGCATCTATGAGTTCAAGTCTCATACCTACCTTATATAATATCGTGTAGCTCAGTTGGTTAGAGCGCGGTCCTTATAAGGCCGTTGTCGGTAGTTCAATCCTACCCACGATAACTTCAACTATATGTATCAATTGAAGTACGAGACTGTGTGACATCCACGACAGTTGATTTTTCCAGCATATAGTTAAAAAAATATTAGTTTACATATGCAAAAAAAATATCCCAATCCAGAAACACAGGTGTTTAAAATCCTGTCCCACGAGTGGGTAGTCTAGTCATGCTATGACGCTGGAATAAAAACTAATATGATATTATTTTGGAGTCGTGACCCAAGGAAGAGGTGCTGGACTGTCGATCCAGATGTTGCGGGTTCAAGGCCCGTCGACTCCGATTCAACATTAAGGGAGTATGGTGTTACACAGATGTCTCAAAAGCATCGGCGAAAGCCGTGTTGGTACTCCCTAAATAGAAAAAAAGATTATTATGACACTGTGGCGGAATGTATACGCTCAAGACTTGATTATTGAGCTACATAGTAGTGATACTATGATAGAATTCGGTGAATTCATGGAAGCCTTAACTGGTAATCATGAGCCAAGCTACGAGAATACTCAATAAGTATCGTAGAAGGTGCAGAGACTATTGCTTGAGGAGAGTTACCAATAATAGCATTAACAGCGCCGAACATCTCAGATTCTGAGATGATGATATAGTCCAGACCACAAACACATTTATGTGGCAGTGAAAACTGTAGTGGTAAGAAAATCTTGCGCCCGAAAGGGATTGTGGGGTCGTGTCCCACCAGTGTCACCATGCCAGCTTGATGGAATGTAGACATGCATGCCCTAGAAGCATGTGGCTTAGAGCCGTCCGAGCTCGTATCTCGGAGCTGGCACTTTATCAAAAATTATAAGGAGAAACTATGTATAAATGTCAACAGGTAATAGATACTCAGAAGAAATAAAAGAAGAAGCAAGAGAATTAAGAAATCAGGGTTAGTCATATAAGCAAATTGCTGATAAATATGGAATTACAAAAAGTACAGCACATTACTGGTGTAACAATATTAATTATACATCAGATAATAAAGCACAATTAGACCATCTTATTGAACAAATTATTATTGATCCACTATATGATATTCGTGAAGACGGAACTATTTGGACTCTGAAAGATAAGACTGGTAAACTTGTTACAGACACTTGGCGACGATGTGATAAAAATATTGATTATGGTTATAAAGCAGTCAAATATAGTGGAAAAGACATAAGAGTTCACAGAATTATATATCGAAAATTTAAAGGACAACTTAATTCTAATTTAGAGATCAATCATATTGATTGTGATAAACAGAATAATACTCCTGAAAATTTAGAACTTGTAACACAACAAGAAAATATAGAGCACGCTAAAAAATTAGGATTGCTCAAAACTGTTATTAATGAAACTGACGTTGTTACTATCATAAAAATGTTTATTGACGATAATAAAACTAAAAGCGATATATCAAGAATCCTTGGAATTAATAGAGATATTGTTAGCAATGTTTGCTTAGGACGTTCTTGGAAACACGTTAAAGTATAAATTTAAATGGAGAGTTGGCAGAAATGGAATAATTGCGCTGGTCTTGAAAACCAGTAGTGTTAATAGCACTTTCCGGATCATACCCGGAACTCTCCTCCATATCATATTACAAAAGAAATTGAAATGACTAATGACGACGTAATTAATTATATTAAAACATTATCCGAAGGGAAACTATTGGAAGACTTATCAACTACGTTAAATATACCTATTACTGTTATTCCAGGGCATGGTGATTACGCAGAAGAACGAATTGAATTTGAGTTAATATTATCATCTATTGGTGATAATAAACTGCAAACAATTCAAAAAGTTGGTAAGATTACAGGATTAAATTTAAGGGATGCAAGAAATATAGTTAATAACATTCCTATATCATTAGGTGCATTTACAAAAGAAGAAACAGAATCTATTGTTGACAGCTTTGATAAATTAGGAGCTAAAATATCTTACCGGGATACTTCAGTTGGTAGAAGGCACGACTGATAATCGTGAAGTCACTAGTTCAATCCTAGTTCTCGGTACTTTAGTCTAACACTTACGATAACCTATATGGACCGTACAAGCGTTTATGGGAATTAATAACCCAGTGGAAGTAGCTACCATATGGTATTAATTAGTGTGACAACAGAGCATGAAGCGCGCGTAAAATGCTCTGGACTATTTTATGGTGACTTTGGTGAAGTGGAAACACGCAAGATTGTGGCTCTTGTATGCACGGGCTCGTTACCCGTAAGTCACCCTTTAGATGCCATATGCCGATATCATTTATGATATGTCCTGTATGTCGTCGAAAATAGTAATCCGGCGAAAGTACCATGCCACTGACCTATTAGTGGAGTTTACATTACGACGTTATGTCAATAGGTTCTTTGGGATATCACAAAGATTAGATTACTAGTCACTGTGGAAGCGAAAGACAATCAAATCCCACCAGATAGGGGAGAGTGCGGCCACTTTGTTAAGTTATTGATACACTTAATGTATAAAGATTGTGGTGAGCGTTTGCTCTTAAATCTGTATCTGGACAGTGACAACAATTTTTCTCGATGTAGCTTAATGGATTAAGCAGTGGATAGAAGTGAAAGTTCTAGACTTCAAAATCATTATAAAGGAGAAACTATGAAATAAATGTCAACAGGTAACAGATATTCAGAAGAAATAAAAGAAGAAGCAAGAGAATTAAGAAATCAGGGATGGTCATATCAGCAGATTGCTAATAAATTTAGAGTAACAAAAAGTACAGCACATTATTGGTGCAATAATAAAAATACTGGTTCGCATGATTATTTAATTGAACAACTCATTACAGACCCACAATATGATATTCGGGAAGATGGAACTATCTTGACAAATGTTCCCCTTAGTGGATTTCCAGCTAATGGAAAAACATATCCTTGGCGAAGAAGTGATAGATTAAACGATAATCGATATCATGTTCAACGATATAAAAATAAACTTTTGAAAGTTCATAGAATAATATATCGAAAATTTAAAGGGCAATTAGATCAAAATTTAGAGATCAATCACATTGATGGAAATAAACAAAATAATAAACCTGACAATTTAGAACTTGTAACACATAGAGCAAATATTGATCATGCTGTTAAAACTAATTTACATTGTTTTGGTGAAAAACATGGCAACGCCATTATAACAGAAGATGTCGCAAAACAAATTAAAAAAATGATTTCCCAAGGAGTTAAAAGTTGGTACATAGAAAAAACTCTTAATGTTTCAAAATATATTATTAAAAGTATTAAAAGCGGTGAAAAGTGGAAACATATTTCAATATAAAACATTATTGTATATCGACAAGGGTTTAACAATAAATTAAACCATCGAGGCTTTAAATAGCATCTAGTAATAGTTGCTGAACAATACCTGCTATGCCTCTCTATCAGAAGCACAAATCAAGTGGGTTATTCTTGGACGTTGGCCGAGTGACTAGGCACACGACTTTTAATCGTGATTACGTGAGTTTGATCCTCACACGTCCAATCATTGGGATGTCATCCAATTGGTAGGATGCAAGATTTTGAATCTTGTCATGGGGGATCATGGCCCTCCGTCCCAGCTTTAAACAATATCGACAAAATAGAAAGCCTTATATATTAAAGGCTTCCAACGATACACATGTAGTTATGAATATCATAACTACAATTTTTTTATTGACACAAATTTTTAGTTTTCAATAGGCATATATAGAAATGAACAAATCAGTGTAGTATAACTTTTTATTTAAACAACCATGAAAGGAGAGAAACTATGGCAGGAGCATACGCTGTAGCGGACGGAACAGGAAAGATTGTCACAGACGGATTCCCATCACGGGAGTCTGCGAAAGTTGCGAAAAAATGGTTTGAGCATCATCACACTGGTGACGGCCCATACACAGTGACAAATGGGAAGAATCATCCCAATGGGCTAAAAAGATATGTCCGATCATCTGACAAAGCAATTTTGGCCGATGCTCAGAGATGGGATATTGTTGCAAAAAAGAAAGAAGATGTCCCTGTTAAAGATGACAACCATGTTGAAAACAAATCAAAGCCCAAGTTCAAAAAGGGCAAAACACAGAAGAAAGGAAAATCGGAATGATACAACTAATACTGATGATTTTGGGCGTATTTGCAACATTCTGATATGTCCTTATTGGATATATGTTTGCGAAGAAATGGATCATTGAAATAAAAGACATGTCCAATACAAAAGGTGTTGACTTATTTCTCAAAGTAATCAACACAGCAGGATTCTACGTTGTATTCCCTGTATATCTAATAGCCATGTGCGAATATGCAGTAACGTATTGGGACAGTGAATTCGAAACATTCAAATAATATTTTCAATGGGATATCAGTTCACTGCTATCCCACATGTGAAAGGAATAAACTTATGGAAACGATATTATTTCAAAATACACAGTGCTACATTGCATATAAAGTCTTTAGAAAAGATATGCGAAACGTTAAAGATAATTTTACATATGATACTAATCATTGGTATGAATCACTTGTTGTTGATACCAATATAAATAAATTATGTTCATATGGTTTAAATTTATTTGACAATCCACTTTCAGCATTGTTATTCATGAATGGACCTGTGTACAAATGCTATGTTCCAATAGAAAATAATTATATAACAATTATACCTGGCGAATCAAAATTCAGATGTAAACGATTTTATCTTACAGACGAACAAATTGATAGTAGATTAATACTTGACCGTTGGGATGAAATCAAAAATACGCATGATATATGTCATGAAATTATTGTTGAAAAATGGAATGAACTATCAAATAGACAAAAAGAAATTTTATGTTACGATAGTTCATATAACGATATCATTGTTAATGATTGGGACAACCTATCAAATATGCAACGAAACAACTTAAGTTGTAATAAAGAGTATTGTGAATTTCTTGCAACTAAGTGGGATGAACTAACAGATAGACAAAAAGAAATTTTATGTTACGTTAGTGATTATATTCAATCAATTGTCGATAAATGGGATGCATTATCAGTAACACAAAAAACAAATCTGTGCTATAATAATGCATATAGTGATTTTATTATTGGAATGTGGGATAAACTGGACACATTCCAAAAAAATAAAGCATGTGCCAATGTTAAATATAGTGAGTTTATTGCTGAACAATGGAATATATTATCAAAGGGGCAAAAGGAATCTCTTTGCTCTAATATCAATTATACAGACTTTATCGTAAGTAAGTGGGATGAATTAACATTTCGACAAAAAATATACTTTTGTGAATATAACAAATATAATGATGATATTATTGACAAATGGGACGATTTATCAAAAGAAGAAAGAAACCATCTTTGTGAAAATAGTAATTACTCTAATTTTGTTGTTAGTAAGTGGGATAGTCTATCATTCCATCAAAAACGAAGATTATATAAACAGGTTGTGATAAAATCAAAGGAGAATACCAATGTTTAATCCTAAAGCAAATCGTGTAACAACAGCAACAACTGATATTAAAATGCCTGAAGACAAACAGTTAATAGTTAGTCTTTTGAGTTTCAGACCAAGAAAAAGCAATCTAAACCAGGCAAAATTACTGGATACAGAGAGAAACTTTTATTACAGCGACACTGATAAGTTACAGAATATTGAGCGTCTTATTGACTTGGTTCATAGAAATGATCCAAAATATTTTTATGGTATGATCAATTTTGTTGCAATGACAATCGGTATGCGTCTTGGGCCAACTGTTGCTATTACAAGAGCCATTGATAATGGTGATCAAAAAGTCCTATCTAAATTGATTAGAAACATTTTTACAAGACCGGACTTCATAACAAATGCTATTTGTTATTATCATAATCTTCATCCGGAATTTGATCTACACAATGAAAGATGGAAAACTGGTTGGGCAAAAAGAATGCTTCCACAGTGGGCATACAATGCTATGCGGGATAGTCTTATGTCTTTCAAAGAACATACTTTGAAAAATAGAAAGATGAAGAAAAAATGGATCAAACTTGTAAACTTGATTCATGGATTTCAACCTAAACCAGTAGACGATAAAATGTCTGATCTGTACTTGTCTATTATTAAGAATAATAGTGGTGCAGCACTCAAAGTTGAAGTTGATGAAGAAACTGGTAAGGTTACTAAAGGCGAAAGCCTAAGAGCAGTCTTGTCAGATACAAATGTATCAACATCTGCTGCTAAAGAGTTTATAAGTATAAATATTGACAAAATTGCTATTAAAGAGTTACTGGCAAATCTTACAAAACTCAATGGTGAAGATGCAACAAAACTTGAAAATAGATTAAGAAGTGTATTTACAAGTGGCAATGACAGAATGATAGATCCAATGGAACTTATTATGGTTCCTGCTCACTATAACTATTACAGTGGTGCAATGGGTTATCCATATATCCATCCAGCTATATTAGATGCAATTGACAATATTCTCAAAGATCACTGTTTATTCAACTTTGAATCTTGGGTTAATCCTGTAATTGTATTTGATGTTAGTGGATCAATGTTTAGTGATAATCTTTTGAAATCTGTTAAATATTTAGCATTAATGAAAAATATATTTTATAATTCTAAATTTTACATTTTTGGTGATACTCATGTAAAAGGAGATGAAACTGAATGGTTTTCACAATATATTGAGTTAGCTCCTAATGAATTTGTAAATAAATTTATTAGTGAACTACATCCATATATTAAAGATAAATATGGAGTTAGCGCAACAGATTGTATTGGTGGTCTTGAATTTGCTATTGAAGATAGTAGAGAGAAAGGATTTGATACAAATGCTGTAATATTTATTACAGATGAACATCATAATTCTGGACCGGATATAAATGATTATAAACTATCAATTAAGAAATTAGGAGTTGATGGAAGAACTATTTTAATTAATACAAATCCACCGTTATCTGGAAGTAGTTTATTCGAAGGTGATGATGAATTATTCAGATTGAATGATACCAACGGTAAAATGTTGAGATATGCGTCTGATATACTATATAATTATGATGCTTTAAAAGAACGAATTTATAATGAAATTTAATACATATTTCCACGGAGGGAATCCGTGGACTTTTTTTAACGGTTTATTGCGGCGGAATTTAACAATTAACAACACAATATAGAAATACGGAGAGCACTATGAAAACTATAGAAGAAATTAATGCAATAATAGAAACAATTCCGGAAAGTTGGCGAACCAGATGGTGTGTGGTGGAGAATATGGTCAATGTGCATGTATTGGATGTGTTCAAATTGGAAATAGATATATTATGGCTAAAGAAACTCTTGGAAAAGATTATGAGTTTGATCCAGAATATATTGACGAATCATGTATTCCAAAAGATATTTATAATAAATATAAAATAACAAAAGAAGAATGGAAGCTATGGAAAAACACAATAAAGGAGGATGTATAATATTTGAACTTTAATCAACTAATAGACAATCTAGAAACAGGCAAATTAAATTACGATAATATTTATAATGCCGAAGTAGAACCACAACAATATTACGCAATTCAACATTATCTAAAATATCCAAATGACAATATTGATCTTGTACAAAATTTACACACAGTATATCATGACATTGAGGTTTACACTCACAACACTGGTAAATTTAAAGTTGAAGAAGGATGTGTAAGTCCAATAAGCGCAGTAACAATTTATAGCTCTATTGAGAAATGCTATACTTGTTATTTTCTTGTACTGGATATAATTAAAACAAAAATTGCAAATATAGACATATCAGCATTAGAACAAGAAATTAAACAAGAATTATTTGAAGATAAAAAGGGAAATAAAACCAGATATATTAATGATGATGAAAGTTGTAAGATTTTACTTTATACAGATGAAGTTAAAATGCTTACGGACATGTTTAATAAAATTCATGGTATAAATACACACATAATATCAGGATTCAATAGCGATAAATATGATATTCCATATATCTATGGTCGACTTTTAAATCTTCTTGGAGATAGACAAAAAGTAGCAGATATTATGAGTCATGTAGGAATAGTAAAAGAAAGAAAAATGGGTAAAAAAGGAACATTTATTATTATTCCTGATTTACCAAGTATGGATATCAAATATCTATATACTCCTCGTGGCGAAATAATGAATCCAGGATTAAACTATGGTAAATTACAACCATCGTATACTCTTGATTGGATATCAAATGCGGAACTTGGATTAAAAAAATTAGACTACAAGGATGATGGTACAAATTTAGACAGATTATACGAAGAACATCCTGAAACATATATTAAATATAATGTTATAGATGTTGTCCTCTGTAGATTACTTGATCTTAAACTCAGACATATTGAACTACATAATATGTTGCGTAGGGATATGAAAACTCCTCTTGGACTTAGTATGAGAGGTCCAGCAGCATTATTTGATACTTATTTTTCATATGTTTTAGATCAAAAAAAAATAAGAGTAAAACACGGCATTGCAAAAGAAAACTTTTTTGGTATTTCACAACAAGAAATTGATACTCTACCAAAGCCAAAAGATAATAGAATCAAATGGACAATTAATAATGGCGTTGAACAAAAAATATACAAAAAAATATTAAGTAGATATGTAGGAGCATATGTTAAAGAAGGGTATGGTAAAATCGTTGATCAAGTCAACGGTGTTATATCTGATTTGGATAAACTTTTGTGTCCCGTTTTCTAGCAATAGAAAACGTAAAAAAATGTCTTCCTGCGGGAAACTCCTATTATGGAGCACCCGCAGTAGTAGTTACATTCCTGATAGACTTCTTAGTATATATATCACTTCCTCTAATCCAGTTTTACCATCACCATTCACATCGAAAATTTGTTTCTTAACATAAATGAAGATCTCTGTCACATCTGACAAATCAGATGTGACTGGAATAGTTTTTATTACAGAACCACCATACCAAAAAGTACCTTCAAATCCAATATCATCTTGATAGAACATTACGGATGATACAGTTAGCGTATATCCTGCGTCAGCAATAAGTGTTGATGGGTATACAACTCGACCATCAATCAAATCCATTGGTGTCAAGATAGATTGTGTTACTTTTCCTGTAAAATCAGTTTCGTTGACAACAATGTAAAAGTTGTCAACCAATTGAACGTTATTAAAGAAAACCCCAAATGATGGTGTGACTCCTGGGAGGCAACACCTTGTCTCCCCAAAACAAATTGAGACAGACATCAAACAAATGAGCGCCGACAACATAGTCAATTTTTTCCTCATGATAATTCTCCTTGTTAAATAAAAGTTATTAATACATACTAATAATGTATATTTCTATATCAATACTTAAAATATATAACTACTAGCAAACGACTACACGACATTCTTGGCACAATTGTCAAGATGATATAGTCTGAACTACTAAGTAATTAGTAGCTAACATTTTGGCAAAAGCACTGTACCCTTCTAAAATGCAAGAAAATAACATATCATTTGATACATATTGGGGAAGAATAATAGACCCACTTGCATATAATATGCTTGAAAATTTCATTGGGCCTGTGCTTGGAACAGGCCAAGATTTACATTCAGCAATACCATTAGCCATATTAGAAGATGTTTATAATTTTGTGGAAAAATTAGATCCACAAAATAAAAAAGAATATAAACAAAATATGTATTTTATAATTATGTATCTATTAAATAAATTGAAACGAATAAACAGACCCCTACGAGATTTATTCAATCCAAAAACAAGAGAAGATTGGCTAACAAGTAAATTATATTTAATACCGTTTATAGATCTATATACAGATATTCATCCATCTGGAAATGAATATAATAGTTTCTGTCATGATTATTTATTAAATGGGGAAGTAACATCAGATCATATATATAGTATTGAAAATATAGTTAATCCAACATTATCCATTTTACGATTAGATGGTAATAATATTGGAAACTATGTTAAACAAAAAAATGTAAATTTAAATCTATCAGGTTGTATGTTTTATACTCATGAACATAAATTCGGAATAATGAATGATTTCTTGAGTAATAGAATTAACATGCGTGATGAGTATAAAAAGAAACGATATCAAGCGGAATTGGAACATGGAACATCGAGTGATATTTACCAATTATATGATAGAAGACAATTAGCTATGAAGATTAATGCCAACTCAAGTTATGGTTTGACTGGAATGAGTGGCTTTAGATTCAGTAATAAATGGTTGGCGATGAGTACAACCATTTCTGGAAGACTATGTTTGAAAATTGCACAGATGTGTGGTGAAATTATTCTTGAAGATTTGAACATTGGAAAGCTACATATAGAAATATAGGGAATAATCAAAAAACTATTTATTAACAAGGAGATTTTATTTTATGCCTATTGCTATACCAAAAAAACGATACAGTGGTAGTTGGAAATACATAGACTTCAGGATTAAGTCCGAAATCATTTTATCATAGAAATTCCTAAAGGATATTTATTATGGCTGAACTGTTATTTTATCTATTTTGTTTTGTATTCATTGGATTCATTTTCAAACCATCACCAAAACCTATCAGTAATATACAACAACCTGCTCAAGAAATAGTTACTGTTGTAACAGATGCCAGATATTATCAAGCTGTTACTATAATAACAGAGCTTGAAAAATATAAGTCAACACACGATAAAGCAATGTGTTTATTACAAGTATTACCAGAAACTGACAATAAAACGTCTGTAACAGAGTTTCTTGATTTCACTGATAAGGTATTAAAAATAACAAAACCACAACAACCTACAAGGATTATTTTATGACTATTCTTAAAGTACAGGAGTTTCTTCAGAAAGGAGGAACTCCTGAACAATTAACTGCTGAATTGGGAATTATAGTTAATACAAACCCTAAATTTTCAGGGTTACATTTATTTAATTATCATCAATTGGATAGTCCAAAAACAGATTCAATTGTTATGGAATGTCGAGGATTAATTTTAGATAAGTCAAAAGATTGGGAAATTGTTCATTTCCCAATGATTCGATTTTTTAATTATGGTGAAGCACTTAATGTTGCACTTGACATTGATGATGGTGTGTATCTTGAAAAATTAGATGGAAGTTTAATAGGTCTTGCATATCATAATGATGAGTGGATAAAAAGCACAAGAGGAGTTATTAATGGTGAAGGATCATTAACCTTTTCAGCAAAAACATTTAATGATCTCCTTAAAGAAACATGGAACAAAAATAATTACAAATTTCCAGAAACTCATTATGATTTAACATTTGAACTGACGACTCCAGAAAATAGACACGTAACTAGATATACTGATTATAAATTAAGTATATTGTGTGCTAGACGAAAAGACAATCACTATATTGAATGTGATCAAGATGAAAAGGCATACATTGCTAAACAATGTGGATTCAATTTACCAAAAACATATAACCTATCTAAAATTGAAGATGCTCAAGAGTTTGTTTGTCAATTAGACACTCGTGACGAAGGTAGTGTATTTGTTTCAAACACACGGCATAACAGTAGAGATTTCTACAGAGTAAAAGTCATAAATCCTGGACATCGTGCTCTTATGAGAATTAAAGACAGTGTTGGAGCATCAATGAACAGTGTTATGACTCTAATTATGATGGGTAATGTTGAAGAGTTTACAGACGAATTTCCTGAATATAACGACATTATATTTGATGCCAGAGATAAATATATCACGTTAGTCAATGACGAAACCGAATTGTTTGAAAAGAATAAACATTTAGATAGAAAGGAATTTGCAATAGCAACAAAAGAATCAAAAAGTAAATATATGTTTATGATGTATGAACATGATATATCATTCAAAGAATGTATTAAAATGGAAGCAAAGAAAAAGAGTATGAAAACTGTTGCTAAAAAATTCACACGAATATTAGGAGTGGACAAATGAGAAAAAATGATGAACAGAATACAGACATTGAAATTTGCAAACACAAAATAAAAGCATTATTAGCTGAATATAGATGTTATTTAATGTCTGCCGATGAATGGCACGATGTTTTGATAGTTGATAAAGATACCAAAGAAACACTTAACATGAATTAGGAGAAATAATATGACAGATCCAATTTTTGGTTTTGACCCTTTCAATATGCCGATGCCTGAACCGAATACCGTTCAGGTAGGCAATACCACAATTAGCGAACTTCCTAAAGAAGAACCTGCTATACAAAAGCAATATACAGAAGCTAAAGAACATGAAGATGCAAAAGTTGGCAATATGCTAGTAGTGGAAACACCAATACTTGAAAATAAACATAAATCAACATTTCAGGATTTGTTTTGGTTAACAAATCCTAAATTAATGGCACAAAAACAACTTGATGAAAATGAAGCAGCATTTGTAACGATTGCATTTAATGCTGATTTTGGAAATCTTCGAATAAATTTGTATGCAATGCCTGTTGATAAAACAGTAGTTATGGGAACAAAAATACTATTTAAAAATTTAGAGTTCCTAACTCATGCAACGTTATATCCTAAAGCATGTTTGGATATAATTAACAGAGCATCTAATTATTTTCCGATGGAACAACTTATTGCTGATGGTACTGAAGATTATATACAAACAAAATTAACTACTGCTAAAGTTGATCAAACAGATGATAGCATAACGTTGTCAATTCAAAGAGTTGATGGGATTGTATATCATTACACATTCACACATCTTGATCTGGAAGCGTTGAGAATTGCTCTTAGATTTACATATACCACTGGATTTGAGTTGACACTTCAGAATAAAATACGTAAAGGAGTACATGTATGAAAATAAAATACATAACAACAGAAAATATAGAACCGGAAATGATTGCTGAAATAGAGCCAAAAAACTCACTCATTATATGCAGTGATCTCAAACAAAAAAATATTAGAATTACTCCCTCCGGGGAGTTGTCTTATACAACAACAAGACAAATAAACTTAAGCAACTGTAAGAAAACATCAAATAAAGAACTAGTTCTTGATTTTTCACCACAGTTTCAAATTTCATATCCTCTTGGAACACACTTGATATTTGATGCTCCTGAAGGGTTAAATTATTTAAGTAAATATTATTTCGACTATGATACGATATATAGTAAAGATAATGTAATATGTACAAAAATCAAAACACTATTACATATCGATGTTTCTAGATTAAATGATATTACAGGACTAAGTTATATTAGTGAAGGAATGTCATTATTTAGAATGAGACTCATTCCACAAATAAACTTGTTAACTGGAAACTTTAGTACAATAGACAGAATATATTTTATTAGAGATCAGGAAACAAATAAACAGTTTCTTGACTTATTTACAACATAACCCGAAAGGTTTATCAACTATGAAACTCACAAACGACACAGTACTAATGTTTATTAAACCTAAAGGTTTAGATAATCCTATAATGGATGAACTAACACGTAACACGATTGAACTTTTTGAAAAGTGTATTCCTGATCATTCTTCTGCAACAAAAGGTGTGCATTTATGCACAGGTTGTAGAGAAATGTCTAACAATATTAACTACACTACACCAAAAGGACGAGTGACAAATTCTCTTTTGGTTCACTATGTTGAACGACATAGAAATGAAATTCCAAAAGAAGAACTGGAAAAATTGAAGGATGAACTAATAGAAGGTATAGCGTCAAAGTCAATACATGTTCTTACAGGAAAATCTAACTATAGAAAGTAATGAAAAATGCCACGCATGTGGATACATCGAAGGCGAAAAGAATATCATAAACACATTATTTCATCGAGAAACATTCGCTGAAGTCAAAGGACACTTTATAATTGGATCAGATGATAGTTATTATCCTGATTCTGAAATAAGATTACTTATGTGTCCTAATTGTGGAACGATAAAAGGTAAAGACATTTAAACAAACATATCCTCTCACCATGAGAGGATTTTATATTTTTTGTTTAATATACAAAGGTGATTAACTATTATGAGTATGAATCTACATTTATTTATCGGTGAAAAAGAAATTTCACTTAAACAAACACCAACGAAAGTGACCCATAGAATAATAGGCACAGATGAAAATGGAAAAGTATATACACAGCATACTGGAATAACAGTAATAGGTTGTATGTCTATATACTTTGACTGGTTATGGAATGAATTTAACGAAACATGGTATCCTCCAGGAAAAGAATACGAATGGTATAGTGACAGACATGATATATTAGAGCATGTCACTAAAATTAATGAATTATTGTATGATGACTACGAAATTCTTAAAATTACCTGTTGTTAAAAAAGCCTGAGACCCTCTTTCGAGAGTCTCAGGACTTTATTTTTTATCTACCGTAGAGTGTACTATCAACAGTACTATCACTGTGAGTACCCCAAGGTTTCATGTCACGAACCATAGCATTAAGCCATTTACCATAAGTACTTTGTTCACACATAAATTTATATTGGTTAAGTAATTTAACAGCAGCAGCAGCAACTCCAGGTTCTCCACCAGTTAATGGTGCACCATCAAAGCTAAACTGAACAGACAACTGAATCTGATCATTTGTTGCAATATCAGAAGCAGCAGCAGTATCAACTGGTTCACCAACAGGCCATACTCCACCATATGCCCATACTTCTTCAAGATCTTCTTCTTTCAAAGGAGCATCTTGAGCACGAACAGGTTTGGTCTGAAGGATACAAATCCACCCTTTCTTATTAGTAGGGATAAATTCATTACCACCAAGAGGAGATACACCAGTAAACGGATCAAAAGCTGACCATCTTCTAATAATATTTAGAATAGGCATATTTTGATATTCTCTGAATGTTAAACCAAATTCTCTAGTGATAGTAGTATTGGTTTGGAAACTAGCTCCTCTACCACCAAGACCAGGAGTATCGGCCTTGCCTCTTGTAACACTGTGTGGAGTAAAATTTTCACAGGTACTGTGAAGCCAAATAGAAGCTTCTTCAGCACCTTTTTCATCTTTAAATAATTTCATTGGAAGACCAGCAACCATATGAAAATAACCAGAAGTGTATGGTTCATTTTTTCTAAAATGACCACCAATATCTCTGGTTAAAATGTCAGGATGCTCTCTTCCACTAATTCTTGAATTAAAACTATCTGTATATCTATCTATAATACTTGTCGCACAAGACATATAATATCTCCTTATTCAACAACAATATGTACATTAATTCTCTCGATTGCTCTGAGAGGGGTAATTTTTAACAATACGTTCAATTCACTGCTTCGTTCATCAAAAGAAACTGACACTTCTGCTTTACTAAGAGAATGATAACGACCCATACTCTCGTCAGTGAACTTACTAATAAAATATTCAACACGTTGTTGTGCCTGATTAACCCAGAATGGAGTTCCTTTTCTCTGTAAGAGAGATTTAAGAAGACCAGGAATCATCTTTCTACAATAACATACAAATTTAGCAGCATGTGCTCTTTTCAGAATAGACAATTGTTTCCAAGTAGTAAACTGTTCAAGGAAATATTTACCGTCTGGTTCTGAAATTGTGTAGTTAAGATTGGCTTCTCTTAAATCACCACGTTCTGTATGATTGGGTTCATAAACAAGATCAATAGCATCAGGAATTGCACCCTTCTCAATATTTGCAACTGGTTCACTTAAGAAATATGCACCATCAACATACAAATGTCTTTCAATAGCATGATAACATGGATTCATCTTGATCTTTTCACCAGTCCAAGGATCACGAATTTCTCTATATTGAATATACAGCATAGAAGTATAGTCGTTCCAATCATAGAAATTTCGTCTGGCATTCAAATCAGATTCATAACTGGTTCTATATCCTGTATCAGCAATATGGAAACAATCTCCTCTGTTAGCACACAAATCTCTTCCAGCTTCCTGTACGAATGCAGGAAAACCACCAGTTACAACATAGTCCGGCTGAAATGTTGGATAAATATGATCTCTCATTTTAGAAATAGAACCATCAACACTATCCATTATACCAGCAAATGCCTGAGCAATAAGAGCTTCTATCTGTGGCGCTGTTTGCAGTTTACCACGAATATACATTGGGATTGATGGATCCACTCCTGACCCTTGATCATAATCGACATGACCATTATCACCAGCACCAAGTGTAATTGGAGTCTGTAATGATGGAACATAATTAGTACCAACAAGATTTCCTGCTGAAAAAAGAAGCATTGCTTCCAAACGTCTTCTTTCGGCTAAAGATTCGTTAAGTTCACCATCAGGTCTAATAAGTTCTTCCACTTCATCAGAATTAGATTTACATCTAATAAGTTTGCTGTTATTGTTTATTTTATCTTCAATAAACATGTGTTCCCAAGCTTTCATTCTGTCACGAATAACAGTTCCATTACTATATCTGTTTGCTAGGGATACAGTCCAAGGACCTTCAACTAATTTAGTTGATCCATCGTCTTGTTTTTCATAAACAGCAATATCCATAAATAGATACTTATAAAGAGGATCTCCAGTTTTTTTATCAACTTCTAATGCTTCATATTCTGTATTTCTAGTACCTCTAATAAAATATCTATCATAATAATCTCCTGCACCAACAGCATAAAATGCATACAATGCAGTAGGATCAAGATCAACATTGAGATTATTAACATCCCATCCGAAATTGAGAGGATCAGGTTCAACTGTATGTGAACTGTATTTATAAATAGTGCTTACATCTTTTGTTACCCAATCTACTGTGCTTCCAACATATCCATTACTAAGATAAATTGTACCAACACTGTCAACGTCACTCCAACTTTTAGAAACAACTTGAACAGCATTTTCAACTTCATCATCACCAGCATAAATCCAATCACCAACTGATACAAGATCTAAATCAGATTGATTAGAAGTTGTTGCTGTTTTTGAATCTTCAAGTGCTGAAATATATGTGTCGTATGCATTTTTATCTGCAATATATTGTGAATCTAATTCACCAGCAGCATAATCTTCCGGGAATGGTCTACTAACAACATCGGTTGGAGCTTCACTAAATGTAAAACTACAAGTAATAGGATCAATAGTTTCCTGTCTTTTAATAACAACGTTAGAAACTTTAGAGTCAAAAGGCATAACTCTTACAAAATATGCTTTATTTGTAAGTGTTAATGCATTTGCCATATTGTAACAACTCTGTGTTGTAGTGTTAAAATGTGGAGTACCAAACTCTTCAAAGTAACCATCAGCAGAAGTCAATGTCACTACTTGATTATGTCTTCCTTTTTGACACATACCAGCAATATAAACAGCACGTCCAACTTCAATAGATTCAGCAACATATGATTTATCTTCAACATCTATGTAAACCCAAGGTGTACGTCTATCTGTTGTTGCCATAATTTCTCCTTAATTAACAAAGGTTATACCAATAAATTTTAAACGAACTTTCAAGCTCAATATTTTTAGTATCAAAACAAATTCTTGCAAATAATACAATATCTGTCAAATCTGTATTTGTCATATATAATCCCGCCTCATTAATTTTAACAGACGTTCCAGGCTGTAATGCAGACGGTTCTCCTGGAGGAATAATACATGTACATTTAACTTTAGTATAATATGATTCTGATCCACCATATCTCATTGGTTCTCTAACATACTCATTAATAGGTTTAATAGCATTTGAATGTGTATGTATTAAGGGGGATTCATTCATATTGACATATCCAGAAGGTTCATCCAAATAGGCTTCGTTACCCAATCCTATAGGAACACCTAATGAATTATCTGATATATCTGGTCCAAGATAAACAATAGATTCACCAGAAACATCAACACCACCACTACCAACAGCAAAATGACTAATTTTATACGATGATAGGTTTTTAATTACAGACCCATCTGATGTTGCTGCTGTTGGGAAAAGAAGTTGACTAGCATATGATCTACCATTACCAACAATAAGATTTGGCCCATCATGAATGAGTTCATCATCAATGAAAACTCTAACCCATCCATGAGTAAAATGCCCAGATTTCTTATTATGGAATTTAAGTTTATCCCAAACTATAAAGTCATCATAATGTGTAATGTTGTTACTCAATAATTACCTCATCTAAAAAATTAAACATATCTGTGCGTGTATATTCAGTCGTGTATGTTTGATAATCGTATATTTCATCTATAAAATCTGCTTGAGTTATTTCAATATCAAATGTAGCATTATCTTTTGGTGTTTGTAAATCGTTTGCAATAACACCTTCGTGAGATTTCAATAAAAATTCTGTATGAAATGGTTTCAAATTATATAATAACATATACGATGTAGTATCACTAGCAGTTACAGTTTTAAGAGCAGGAAGACTATCTATAAAAGTTTGAAAATGTGGAGTTGTTGTGATAACTGAATTGGATCTAAAAGATTGTTTAATATGGAATAATGCTGTGACAGGATCTATTTCAGAAATTATATTTAAAACATCAGGCGAAATATTAGATCTCATAGTACGCTCATTTTCATCTTTCGATATATATGAACTTTCTATAGATTTAATATTACTAATATAAAACTGATACAGATCTTCAATATTATCAATTTTACTATACTCTTCTAATAGTATATCTAACTTATCTAAACTAACAGCATTTGTTTTTCTAATGATATTTGTTAAATTATCTGTTACATTCCAAGTGACATTTTTTTCTTTTGTATAAATATAGTACCATAAGAAATGAGCTTCGTTTAACGATAATTCTATTGTTGCATTTGGAAAAGTTATTTTTATTTTTTCTTTTCCATAATAATTTAAAAAACTATTTAGTGTAAGGCTTAACATTCAATTATATTATACTAACTGATTTCTCAGTAGATTAGACTATGTAATGATCTACTTGTAGATCTCTTGTTGTTTCGCAAAAAGCTACTAGGGTTATACCTATAGTCGTTGCAGTTGGTTTATTGCGGCGGGAATATATTTAAATATTCATGTTTACATATAGAAATTTTATATATAGAAAGGAGGTGATTAAGATAAAAGAAGATTATAATCGTCTCATGTCGCCTCGTCGGATGGCATATCCGATGAAACGAAATGAGACGTATTCTCTGAGGTTTGCGGACTTCAGAGATCACATTATGGTCGGAGCCGGGTGGCATAATTCTGCTGGAGTGCAAACAACTGTACTCCAACAAGTAGATATGCTGCCAATCGCTCAAATCGGATTTGTAAAGGTGACTTACAGATTCGAGAGCGAATTCCCAGGAGTGTATAAACATTTCTGGGATGTAGTGGCTCCTGATCGGAGAGTGTACACATTGGCATATGGCCAAGGATGTACACTAAAACCAAAACTCCGATAGCTCTCATGTGAGAGCAATTCCCAACGATCCTGATGGGATCGCATGGAAATAACCAAAAGTTGATTAGGCAACTTTTGGGAATACCATGTGGCAGATATCTAATCATTGATATCTGAACATCTTAGGGAGTAATTAACATATCCTAGAAAGGGCGAAGAGCCCTTTTCATTTATATAGAAATTCTGAAGATGTTTACTAACACTTAATCAAAAGGAGATAAAAAATGGAATTTTTTCTGTACGTATCGGTTGTAATTTTTGGCTTATTGATAGTGTTCGAAGAACGAGTCAAAAACTATTTGCAAACACGGGAGTGCCAACACACATTCACTGTTAAATCTCTTAAAGGGATTGATGCAGAGTTCATGAGGTGCAATTTCTTAATAGAATGCACTAAGTGCGGAAAATCCATCAGAGCAAAAGCTGTATCGGATGGATATCATACATTTGAGGAATTGTATGAACACCGATCCGTGTTGTTCATATCATTGATGAAACAAATGCCTGAAAAGGCATTTTGGACTCGAAAAAACAAAGAAGGTGAAGAATGGCCTGGATGGATTATCGTTGGTATTAACGATCCAATATTTGGCCAAATATCATATCATGTTTCAAGCACATTTATTCCATTGTTAGACGGGATACAGGAAATTCCATATAATGAGAAGTTTGACGGGCACACATCAGAAGACGTACTAGACCGTCTGAAGAAACTTTAAACCAACTTCAAGGTTGCCTTCGGAGGCGTTCCTTGAACAAACAAAATTATTCCCATATAGATTGCTCTATATGGCTACATATTTTTTTATAGATGCCTTACTACTAAAGTCGTACTCAAGTAACACAATATTTGACTTAATTGGAAATATCGCATCTGATTCAGTTTTAAGAGTAACAAGCCTATCAAGAGATATTAATAAACTTGGTATTTCTTGGTACACTTCTGGATATGATATATCTGAAACTAAAGATGGAATCTGTTCGATAACTGGTATTGGTTTAAATAACCAACGCCCATCATCGACTTGATCAATATAAAGTTCATACAAGTTAAATCTATCAAACGCAGAAGCTATACGTTTGAAAAATCTAATTGATCCTTTATATCGTTGAAAATCAGAAAGAGCTTCAAGAAATCTAATCTTTTCATTAAGATTTAATTTAGATACTATATCTCTTTGCAATCCAATTGATTCAAGTATTCGACCATATACTTCAGGAGGAATAACTTTATCTTCAAACATTGATTTTAATTCATATGGCAATGGATCATAAATATTTTCTAGATATTGCTCGCTTATAAACTTAACAATAACTTGATATAAATTACTATCCATATACGGTCTATATTTTGAAATGTATTTTTCAAAATATGTCTTTATGTGTTTCTTTTTCAATATCTATTAGCTCCACTAATTTATCAAATTCATCATCGTTAATATATGATGTATTATAATAAATATCTGTAAGTAATTTAACAACAGGTTCTTTTGTTATATCAAATTTATTCATATCTATATAATATTGTTCTGGTGTCCATCCCCAAGGATATAATAGTTTTTCAAAAAGTCTATTATAGTTATATCCAAAACGTCTTTTAATATTTATAACAATGTCATTTAATTCCGCTACTTTGTACACTTCTCTTCGATGATCATATCTCTCCATTATCCACGGAACAAATTCACCAAGTTTATTAAGAGTATTAATCTTAGAAACATAGTCATCTTTTTCAATGAATTGTTCTTTAGCTTGATCGTATATAAATGTCTTATTTATCTTAAGTCTATTAATATCTTCTATAGGAGCATATTCAAGCATAAGACTATACCAAGTAACTTGATCAGAACTATGAACAGCATTAAGTGGAGTTGATATATCAACTACTCTAAAATATTCTGTTATGTTTGCCGGTTCATAAAAACTAACAACATCATGAATTCTAGGACGTTTAATAGCATACACAACTATAGTTGTGTCACCATCAAAGCGATGCCCATCCATTTCTCCTATATCTGCTGTCGTATTTTGAACAGGATTTATTTGTTGTACTGGAGTATTTTCATAACAGTTAAATTGAATGTTTGATACATTATATATATCAAAAGTTGATTCGATATCTTCTTCATATGTCGATACATCCATTGCTATATTAAAATATCGTACAGTTATTCCAGTTTTAGCAGTATTGAAATAAAAATTCATTCGTTTTAAATATTCACTATAATATTCTCTTATTTGTTGGGGTTCGTGTAATATTGTTTTCATAAAAATACAGAAATCATAGTAGTATCTTTTAATTTTTTACTACGGAGGTTACTCAAAATGTCACAAATCCTAACAAGAACATTAGTTAATGACACATTTGATAGTTTTATTATTTGTCGAACATTCCAAAAAAGTATTGGAATAGTATCAACATTCAAAAAAGAATTAAGCAAGTACATTGGTCCAATTGAAGTGTTAAAAAGTCGTCAACATAGAGTTGAAGAATTAATAGAAATGATTCCATTTCCAGAAGCAAATGAAACTGAAAGTGGCTTTTCAATTGACTGTATTAAAAATGTTGACGAAAATACAGATGCTTTTAAACAACATCCAAAAGTACGAGAAGGTATTTTCCACTATAATGTTATAGATGAAGAAAACACTTATGTCATTCATCCAAGATTATTTATTGGATACGATCCTCAAGATATAGAACTTATTGATGTTGATTTCAATTTTGAATCTACTGATTTGAAAATATTTAGTGTAATTATGGAAAGAGGATTTATAACAGCCATATCCAACGGTAACATGTCAGTATTATATGTTACAATACTAAATGCCAAAGATAAATTTGTTGGCAATTGTGTCTCCGTAGGTAATAAACATATGGTTAATAATATTAAACGCATGTGGCCATTTATTCAAAGTAAACAAAATGGTCGATTAATTAAAGTAAGTATTGATGCACCAATAGATGTTGAATTGAAATATATCAACCTTTTTAAATTTATTCATTTAGATGGTAAAACAACAATGCAACATTTAGGCAAGAGCTACTATATAACATAAAATAATCATCCCTAAACTCTCAGGAGTTTAGGGACTTTTTTAACAGCGTTTCACATTACAGAAACTGAGATGCCTTTTTCTTTACCATCTATTTTAACTCTAATCTTAAAATCAGTTTGATGTACTACTATTTCAATAACATCAACACTAATATCTAAATCAGAAGAAACAGTTCTAATTATATTTGACACTTCTTTACTAATTAATTTTTGTCTAAGAGCAGTATCTTTAGTTTGAAGGTGTCTTTTAATATCACAATAGAATGTTGCATCAAACGGATATGCTCTTGGGCCAATCTTAACATAATTAGTTAAATACTCAATGAATAATTCTGTTTTAGTTTTAATTGGTAATAAATCTCCATACGGGCTTACATTTGAAAAAGCATCATATATAGTGTCTCTTGTAGAGAATGTTTTATCTTTGTTTAAGAATTCTTCTATTAAATCACGAAGATCAAATGGTAATTCTTGTAAATCATATTCATCTTTATATGATCTGATACTGTATGGAAACTGATTGTATATATGTTTAGGTAGTTTTTTTAAATTTATTTTCATTATGTTTGTATTATTGCGGCGGAAATATAGAAATTCTATAGTTGTACACGGGATGTGTACGTCTAAATTTTACTATTATTAAAGGAGACAAATCTATGAAGTTATTACCACAGAGAAAAATCAGATGGCAAGGCAAGGTTGTTGTATTCCGCAACATCGTCGAACTTGTGGCGGAATACAAAAAAACATCTGTATTAGAAATACTTGCACAGACAGGCGGAGACATAAAAGTGCTCCGCAGTATATTGGAAGAGTGCGGCCCCAAAGTCGCATTGTTAATATACTTTAACAAAGACGGATCAATATCTCGTGGTTTGGGATGCTGATTCATAACAGACCGTGACTAATAATCACGGTCTGATCTTTTTGCTATTTTGTTGTCTTCTTTCAGCATTTCTCTTAACTTCTAATTCTTTTAAATGTTTTCTCTTTCTCTTTTCTTCTTCTACTTGTGCTAATATAATATCAATATATAATGGATATGGCGTTTCCAAAATATCATTGATAGAACCTGAATTTTCAAAAAGTGATTGATAAATGATAAAATTATCAATGAATTGTTTATAGTATGCATCTGCTCTACCTTCAATCATGTACATATCACGATGTATTAACTACAAATTACTTTGTAGACTAGACTATATCTTTGTTTGTGGATTATTGCGGCGGGAATATATTTAAATATTCATGTTTACATATAGAAATTCTATATAGAAAGGAGGACTCATGAAATCTTTTGCTAAATACATTTTGTTGGCTCAAACGGCCAGCGATGCTGGCAAAGGATATGAGTCAACAAAGGCCATCAATGGTCGAAAGGCCATTGATGGCGGATATTGCTTAAAACCTGATTATATCAGACAAGCAATATCCGAAGCGAAAAAATATCCTGAGAAAGTTCATGTCAGTATCAGTGATGATAATGGTATGGATGTCGTGTATTTCGACATCCCAGGATATGGACAAGTGTCTTTCCATTGTCCAGAAGGAGGGTTTGAAAAATATAATCTTCCAGACGGAGAATGGAATGGTATTTCTGGCGGGTCTCTCAAGACTTGTCAGAAATTGGCAAAAAAATTTAACCTTCCGTGGTATAATCACGGAAGAAGATCAAAAAGGAGGTGATGCCTTATGGTCTAATAACTAAGTGTGTTGGATAGGACTATGATCCTATTATCCAATAGAGGATTATCAACACACTTTAATCCCTGACAATTGGGTTAAATTGTCTCAGATGTGACGGTGTCATAGCACCTCATAGGATTGGTCTCCTATGATAAACACACATCGACTGTAAAGTGCGAGACGACACTCGCCGAACCAAAACAGAACATTCCCTATAAGATACATCAAGATAGGGATTTTTTTTGCGTATCTTGAAATACCTTACTATTAGCTAAACTATATTGAAAACAAGAAATACAATATACTCTAAATATAAGTTTAAACTAATAATAATTTACAAGCTAAATAGTCAAT